GAGATTGCCGGTGAGGACGAAGCCTGCGCGTTCGGTTCCGCGAGAGTCAAGGTTCGAGGTTCAGCGTGGGTAGGCGCGTTTGACAAAGTATATGTCGAAGCCTGCGATTCGGCCAGTGTAGAGGCTTTCGACAGGGTCAAAGTTGTCGCCAAAGGTACGGTCGAGGTCATCGCTCGTGATACGGTTGAGGTCAGAGCACGCGATAATGCAACAGTCCGTGCTTATGAAGCGGCGTCTGTTGAAGCCTATGACACAGCCAAAGTCGAAGCGTGGGATAAGGTCTTTGTCTACGCTACCGAAATGGCTTCTGTTTGGGCCCAAGACGCTGTTTTTGCTCACGTGGAGGGTTCGGCTAGAGTACGTGCCTGTCAGAGGGTTCGAGTCAAGGCTCATGGGGCAAGCGAGGTCGAGGCAGAAGATTCAACCAACGTCGAGGCAAGCGGTAGGGCCCACGTTTGGGCCGCAGATTCCGCGCTAGTCCAAGTCCGCCACAAAGCCACGGTCGAGGCGCGGGACGAGGTGACCGTCATCGCGTATTGCCCCCTCAAACCGTCGGTCCTGAAAAGCCCCAAGGCGGTGCTGGTGGACCGAAGTGGGGACGTGCCCGTTTGCCACGTCGGGGAGGGGTAAACAATGAGCGATGACGCCCCGTTGTGCGAGCACTTCGAGGACGCCAGGAAGGGCGCATGACGAAGCGGCAAAAACTCCAACGAGCAGGGGGCCGGCAATGCAGCACCCCCGGCATTGCAAGTCCCGGTCCGGGGAAGCCGGATAGAACCCGGCCGGGCACCTGCTTGCCTGCCTGTCGGCAAGGAGGAAGGGCATGAGAATCGCCCGCGTCTTTCCGCGCCGCACGAGTGCGACGTCCGACGATGATTTCTCGGAGAAACGCCGTGAGAAAGAGGCAGGACATGAGGCTCGAGCAGACAGGTGAGGAGGTCCAGGCCCTCTTTGCCGTGCTTGCCCAGGAGGCGTTGTTGGACACGGTGCGTCTCCTGGACGAGGGGCCGCTCTCGATGCGGGAGTTGGCGGACGCGGCGGGCGTGTCGCTCAAGACGATGCGCCGGCGTCTCCAGTGCCTCGAGCGCCAGGGCCTGGTATGGTATCGCCGCGTGGAGGGCGTGGGGCGGCGGTGGATGTTGCGCCGGCACGGGCTGGGACCGGCCATCGACTGGCTGGAGACGGTGGCGGATTTGCGGAAAGCGGCGCAGGACTTGGGCCTGGTGGGCGTGGCCGAGGAAGAGGCGGCCCCGTGGGAACCGCCGCGCGGTCACGTGTCCGCGTGAGGGGCCGCCCAAATAAAAACCCCGCCCATGCGGCGGGGGTTTTTGTTCTTCGCGGGTTGGCCGTCAATCCACTTCCCAGGACGAGTTCATCCGGACCGTATCGAGACCGCCCACGGCGCGCATGAAAAACAGCGGCGGTCCGCACCGTATCTGCGACATAAAGGGCCTTCTGGTATCCGCGCGTGCTCATCCTCATCCTCCTGTCGTGGCCGCCCCATGCGGCCGGGCGCGCCCAGCGTACTGGGCAGGCCCCGCCGCACGGGCGGGGTGATGGTCACTTGACCAACTCCAGGAGGCGGAAGTCCGCGTCGTGCGGCTGGCCCGCCTGGTTGGGCCACGTGTAGATACGGACGTTCCAGGCGGTCGCGCCGAGTTCGGCGGTCAATTGGATGTGCTCGGCGAGGACCTCTCGCCAGTCTCGGCGGGTCTGGCGGGCATCGACGTCGAGCCGTACCCATCCGCGGCCGGGGAAGAGCACCTCGTTGATTGCGGTGGCCTTCGCCAACGGCCCATAGGCCCGCTGGACGGCTTGCATGAGGTTGTCGCCCGTGATGGTGCCAAGTGCCTTCATCCTCATCCTCCTTTCGTGGCCGCACGGCCGGGCGCGGGGATTACTCGAGCGACAACTGCCCGTGATTCACGCACTCTTGTTTCTTCCCGTCCGCCACGATCCACAAGGTGGCATAATCGCCATCCACGAGGTGTTCGCCGGGCGGCGGGGTAATCCATCCGCGACGGCGCATCGCCCCAAGGGCCGTCTGGCGGTACTGGTCCTCGTAGCCGTATTGCATCGGCACGGCGAGCACTTCGCCAGTATCGGTCCGATACACTCGCACCGAATGATACGTGTTGCCGTATCGCCGGTCCCGCCATTTTACAGCATGCACCACAAATCGGATTGAGGTATTCATCGTCTATCTCCTTTCGTGGCCACCATGCGGCCGGGCGCGCCCAGCGTGCTGGGCAGGCCCCGCCGCACGGCGGGGGGCGGGTGTCAAGGGTCGACGTCGCCGGCCGCCCACTTGGCGAGCGCCTCTTCTGGGGACGCGGCGTCGAGCCACGTCGAGTCTCCGCCATCGCAGACGGCGGCCCGACCGGACGCCGGCCAGTAGCCAAGGATAATGGCGTTGCCGGTGACCTCGTACCCGTCCTCGCCGTAGCGGTGGATACGGTAGTACTCGCCGCCCGGCTCGGCCATGTCGCAATACGCATGCTCGGCCCCGACGGACTCGCCCAACATGTACGTGTACTCCATCATCGCCATCCTCCTTTCTCGCCCGCATCGGCCGCGGGCTGGCCTTGGCCACGTCATGCGGCCGGGCTTGCCTCCCGTAGGGGGCAGGCCCCGCCGCACGGGCGGGGAAGGTGTCAAACCTTCACTGGTCGTGACGGCGGCGCCATGCGGCCAACTCTGCCCAAGGGTCCATGTTCGCGCCGACGGATTCCGTCCACTTGCGGAGTGCGTCTATCGCCGATGATGCGTCCATCCAACAAGTGGCCTTGTCGCCCTCACAGACGACGGCCCGGCCCGCTTCTGGCCAGTAGCCAAGGGTGACGCGGTGGCCGGTGTCCCAAACCGGGAATCCTGCCTCGTCCTGGCGGCCTACACGGTAGTACTCGCCGTCCTCTGCTCGCATGCCTGCGGATGCGAAATGGCACGGCCCAACCTCTTCGGCCAAATGGTAAGTGTACTTCGTCACCGTCTCTCTCCTTTCCTGCCCGCGTCGGCCGCGGACAAAATGGCCCTGCCGGTGGGAGTGGGAGAAGCACGCGATAGGCGTGAACCGGCAGGGCCGAGTCTCGATTGGTCGGGTGATTCGCATGCCTCTACCTCCACTCTCCACTAGTATTATCGGCCACAAGTGCCCACAAGTCAAGCGAAAAAAGTAGATTTTTTTCGCGGTTTTTGGCCCAGAAACGCCGATTCTGAAGATTTTTTTGCTTTTGTGGAAAAAAAGGGGGTTGACAAGCAAATAAGATGCGGGCATTTTGGCATATGGTAGGCTACGGGGACGGCGGGCGTCAGATGCCGGCACCGACTCCTGTGCCGTTTGTCCCTGTCGTTGTCTTTACCGAACCGCCGCGCTCTATTATTATTATCTGTTGTTGATGTGTTGTTGTCGAGCCGGCGGTTGGGCGTGCCGCCGAGAAGGCGTTGGGCGGGTGTTCAGGGGAGCCGTGATGCCGGACGAGCAGCAGGCCGACAATGCGATTTATCGCGAGACCGCGCGGCTGTGGCAGGCCGGGCGGTCGTTGATTGTCCTGGAGCCCGTCGACGGAGAGGCTGGGCCGACGCGGTACCTCGGCGAAGCCCAGGTGATGACGAGCGCAGGGCCGGCCGTTGTGCGTTTCGTCATCGAGGCCGATTCGCCTCAAGCGGCGTTTGACCGCTACGAGGCCGTCGCCCAGCAGGCCGCCGCGCAGGCCAGCGAGCGGGTGCGACTCGCGACCGGCCGGATTCTGGTGCCTCGCGCGGGCGCCGGTGTGAGCGCAGCAGGAAGCAGGCCATGAAAACGCCAAAGTGCACGCCGAAACTGGTCGCAAAACTCGCCGATGACATCCGCGAGGGCGCGAGCCTGAAAAACGCGGCCGAAGCCGTCGGAATCTCCGAAAGGCAGTTGAGGCATTGGCGAACGTGGGCGGATGAAGGCAAGGAACCTTATGCCTCTCTCGTGCCCGTCCTAAAAAAGGCCATTGGCGAAGCCAAAGCCAAGGCGGAGCGTCGCATTGCTCGCGGTGAACTTCGGTGGGAATCGTCGGCGCGGTGGCTGGAGTCCATCGACCCCGACCAATGGCGGCGGACGGAGCGGCGACAGGTGGATTTACGCGGCGAGATTCGGCTTCGTCATCCTGACCCGACGGTTGCCGGTGCGGACGGCGTGCGTGCGGCGTTTGCGGAGGACGAGGGCGAGAGCGGGGACAAGCACGACGACGACGGCGAGGGCGGCGGGAAGCCTGGGCGTCAAAAGCGGGGGTGAGCGTGCCCACTTACGACTACCTCTGCAGCCGCGGCCATCGGCATGAGCACTTCTGCAGCATGGGCGAGGCGCCGCAGAGTCGGCGTTGTCCTGTTTGTGGTCGGCGAGCGCGGCGACAGATTGGCGCGGGCGGGGCGGTGATATTCCGTGGCCCTGGCTTCTACGCGACGGACTCGCGGCGGGACCGCGGCCGTGCCCCGCCAGTGGGTGAGCGGCAGGCAGGAGGGCGCCGCTGATGGTGATGGTGGCCGATAGGCAGTACGTGCCGTGGGCGCCAACGGAGGACTGCCAAGACCCTCTCGACGCCACGCTTGAGCCGACGGTTAGCCACGACCTCTTGCGTCGGGCGGCCAAAGACCGCCAACTTCAGGCCCGCGAGCAGGTCAGATGCGAGCGGTCGCCGTGGTACTTCTTGGTCAACTACTTCGTGACCGAAGATCAGTGGTGGCGGGAAAAGGGGTGGAAGTCGCCCCACAGGACACTACCGCCGAAGCGGTACCTTCAGACCTTGGCCCATTACCTTTGGGCCGAACGGTTCGTCGTCATTCCCAAATCGCGCCAAATGATGGTGACGTGGCTAGTGGCTGGGTACATTCTCGGTGACGCCATGTTCACCGGCGGGCGGCTGTATATGTTCCAGAGCCAGGACGAGGCCCAGGCCGTGGCTGTATTGCGTGACCGGCTGATGGGCGCCTATGACCGCCTGACGGAGTTCGCCCCGTGGCTGGCGACGCCGGTTGTCCGGCGAGCGGATACCTACGTCCGGTTCGCCAACGGCAGCGTTTTGCGGGCGGTGGCCCACGGTGCCCACCAGTTGCAGTCGCACACGCCGTCGTGGTGGATAGCGGACGAGTTCCAATTGCACGAGGACGCGGCCGAATCGTATGGGTACGCGTTGGCCTGTTGCGAGCGGATTACCTGCATCGGTTCGGCCGATTTTGGGTTCATGTACGAGGAGTTGTTGCAGGACCGCCTCGGCGGGGGGTCCGTCGGGGCGTATCGGCCGGGCGTAGAGGCCGTGCCGGCGTAAGCCTAAATAAGGAGCGGATTGATGGCCAAGAGCAAGGGCAGGCGTAAGAAACAGTCGGCGGATGAGCACGTCAAAGTTGAGGCGCGGGAGCCGGAGACGCCGGTGACGCCGGAGGCGCCCCAGACGCCGCCGGAGAAGGAGCCGGTGGCGAACAAGCACATCACCATCAACGACCAGGCGGATGCGGGTCTAAACGTGCCGGTCGAGCCGCCCCCGCCCCCGGAAGTGAACGAGGTGGAAGAGCCGTTTGCGCCCGCGGCGACGCCTCTATCTGAAGAGGAGCAGGCGCAACTGGCGGAGGTCGTGCGGCTTCAGCGTGAGAAGGCCCGCGTTCTCATCGAGAACAAGGCCGGCAGGCTGGGTGTGCCGGTGGCGAACATGCTGGACGGCGGGCCGCTCACGCCGGAAGCCGCGGGGTTCTCCGAGGGCCAGCGCGTCCGTCACAGCAAGTTCGGCGAAGGCGTGGTCCGGCGCAGGCGTGGCGGAAAGGTCAAGGTGGCGATTGACGGGAAACCGAACGGCCTGTACCTCGACGCGAAAGACCTGGAACCGGTCGAATGAAAATCGCGTGCGTCATTCCGGCGAAGGTCGAGAGCGAGCGGGTGCCGGGGAAGAACCTTCGCTTGTTTGCCGGTAAGCCGCTGGTGGCCCACGCGGTCGGTTTGGCGCGCGAAGTCTGCGAAGTGATGCCTGGCGTGGATGGTCCATACGTTTACACGGCCTCGCGTGAGGTGGCCAAGGCAGCGCGGGCGGCGGGTGCCCAGTTGATACACGAGCCGCCCGGATTGGCCCGTGAAACGCGGTTCAACCTCGTCATCATGGATATGTTGGTCCAGTTGGGGTTGACGGAAGGTTGGCATCGGCTGTTGTGGTGGAACACGACGGCGCCGCTTCTGCGGAAGAGGACGGCCGAGCGGTTTTTGGCCAGGATGCGGGTGTCGGATGCGGACGTGCTTTTCACGGCGACGGAAGAGCGGGCCTATTGGCTCGACGCCGACGGTCGGCCGCTTTTTACGTACCGTGACACGCGGCGGACCCAAGACCTGCCGCCGTTGCGTCGTATCGTCTGGGCGTTGACGGGCATCCGTGCGGACACGTATTTGGCGCGTGAAGCGGTCGGGATGAACGGCACGTTTTCAGGTCGGCTGGAGGTTTTCGAGGTGCCGGCGGACGAATCGGTCGATTTGGACACGGAAACCGATTGGTCGGCCGCGGAGAGGTTATGGAGCGACCGGTCCGCCTGCCGCGTTCAGCCGCCGCGCGGTGAAGGCGGAAGGGCGGCGGTATGAGCGACGTGGCCAACGAACCGTTGCCGCCGCCCGGGCCGCTCCTGTCGAAGCGGGTGGCGATTGTCGCGGACGGCCGGAGCGCGCTTCTTTATCCGGGCCGACAGGATTACGACGTTGTAATTGCAGCGATGTACGCGGGGTTCGTCGAAGAGTGCGACTGGTGGGTTATCGCGGATGAGACGCGGTACGTGGAATGTTGCACGTGGGACAGACCGGCGGACCAGCGGCGGTTGTGTCTGCGGGCGAGCGTACCGGACGCCGTGCGGAACGCGGACGACGAGGCGGTTTCGGCGGCGTGGGAACGTGACCGGCCGCGGACCGTGTTCAAGGAACAGTTGCACGAGACGGTTTATCCGCACGTGGTCCAGCCGGTCAGGCGGTCCAAGTGGTACCGGTACAGCGGGACGACGGCTTTGGGGTTGGCATACTGGCTCGGGGCGAAGCGCATCGACTGTTATGGGATGAACCTGGGCCTCGAGGATAGCGTGTACAGCGGACCGACGGAGCGAGTTTCGACGCCGTATCGTTGGTCGAACGAGGCGAAGATTTGGCGTTCGTTGTGTACGGGGCTGGAGGCGGCGGGCGTCGAGATTCGTCAAGCGGACTTGGTGCCGTGGTCCGTGCAACGTGAGCGTGCGTCGCACTTGGAAGAGGCGGGTTGATGCTGGCCATTGCGGGCAAAGTCATCGAGCGGCCGGAAGGGTTGCGTGAACCCGTGCGGCGACTGGCCACGGGGTTCGTCGTGGTACCGATTCACTGGCGCGACGACCCTGACCACGACGAGGCGTGGGCGGACGAGCGGTCCATGTTGTACGGCGGTCGGCATACGGTCGCGTGGCAACGCGAGATGGAGATTGAACTCGTCCGCGGGGGTTCGCCGGTCTGGCCGATGTTGGACCGTGAGGTCCACGTGTGGCGGAAACCGTATCGCGAGTTGTTGACGGACGATTGGACGTTGTACCGCGGCTTGGACCCTGGCACGCGTCATCCGACGTGTTGTGCCTGGATGGCGATTCATCGGGGTCGCGGTCGGCACGAGGCGGGGGACCGGTATTTCTATCGGCAATATTACGCGACGGACCTGCCCGCGGCGGTCAATGCGTGGAACATTCTCCAGGCGACGCCGGCGGACGAATCCATCGCGGCGACGGTGGCGGACCCCGCGGCGTGGCAACGGAGCAAGACGGACGCGCGGACGCCGGCGGAAATCTACGCGGAAAACGGGTTGCCGCTGGTTCGAGCGGACAATAGCCGGACGGGATACGATTGGTTGACGCAGGCGTTCATGGCGGCGTTGGCCAGGTGGAGTATCTGGAACGGGTATCGTGTTCATCCGAAACTTCCGGCGTCGCTCACGCGAAGCGCGTTGGAACGGTTGGCGGCCCATCCGGCCGTCTGGTTTCATCCGGAATGTGCCGACGGTTCGCAGAGCCTGTTCGAGCAGTGCGCGAACCTGCGATGGAAAGACGTGGGGGGACAGGTTCCAGGGCCGGAGAGGATCGAGGACAGGGACAAAGACGGTCCGGACGTGGTTCGATACTTGTGTCAGACGCCCAGCGTGGTATGGCAACGTCGGGCCAGGCAGGCGATTCGGCCCGCGGACCTGGCTTTGGGGCAATACGGCAGGGCGAAGGCCGTGCCGGCGCGGATGAGGTGAACGGATGGCGAAAGAGACGACGGCAGCCGGACGACGACCTTGGGCGCGGACGATTCCCGCGGCGGGCGGCGCTTCCGACGACCCGAAACGGATGCGCGACCGGGCGCGTCATTTCTTCTCGCTCATCAAGACGGCCACGCCCATACCGCGGAAAGCGTGGCGTGAAGCGCGCGAGGCTTACGCAGGGAAAGCGGACGACCCTTTACCGCCGCGGGCGAACCTGTTCCGGACGAAGATTGACACGCAGGCGGCGTTTCTGGACCAGCAGCCGGCGACCGTGCATTTTCAGGCCAAGGGAGCGCACGCCGACAACCCGCGCGTGGCGGGGGCGGCCGAATGCGACGAAGAGTTGTACCAGTACATTTTCGAGGAACAGGATTTCGCCAAGGAGATTCGCGACGCGCGGCACGACGCGGACTTGGTGAACCTGGGCGTCATCTGGCATCGCTGGGACCACAAGCGCGGATTGCCGACGATTCAACGTCTGCCGCCGGAACACGTCCGGTTCGACGGTCTTTCTTCTCGCCTGGAAGATGCCGGATGGGTGGCAGTCTGCGAATACGAATCGGCGGAACTTCTGGCGCGGGAAACCGGTCGGCCGTTGTCGGAACTGGCGAAAGCGGCCGAGTCGGCGCGACAATCTCAACGGGCCGAAACGGACGACGGTGAAACCGAGGCCGTCGGCAACGTCGATTTCGACCGCGAACGGGCGATGGCCGACGTCAAGGATACCGTGGCCCGATGTCGCGTGTGGCACCTGTATCTCCGCAACGAATACGCCTTGTACGACACCGACCCGCGGCCGGAAGATTCGGGGCCGGAAGGCAAACCGCAATGGTCGCGGTTCCGCGACCGTTTCGCGATGAACGAACCGCGGCGATACGTCCGGTTGGTGGAAGGGTTGGACGAGCCGCTCGACGACGTGCCGGACTGGCCTGCCCCGTACTTGTTGGATTACGGGGAATGGCCCGTGACGATTCTGCAGTACAACCGGAGCCACGATACGATTTATGGGTTCACGGATTATCAGCACGAGAAACGCATTCTAGCCGACCACGAGACGGCGTTGACGGACCTGCACACGCGGGCGGCGTTGCGGAATCCGCCGAAGTTTCTGGCAACGTCGGGATGCGGGTACGACGAACACCAGGTTGCGCAGATGATGTCCAGCGACCGCGTACAGGTATTCATGAACGCGTTGACGCCTGACGGAAAACCCCTCATCGTTCCGGTGGATTACGGCACGATTGAGCGACAGGATTTAGAATACATCGAGCACGTTCAGCAGACCTACGACCGTATCAGCATGATTCCGGAGATTATGCGTTCCGGCGAACCGGACTCGGTGGGGAACGAAACGGCCACGAGCATCAGCACGCGCATCGACAGCGCCACGGCCAAGTTGGAACGGCGGATGCGCGAGTACGAGCGGTTCCAGTTGCAGATTGCCCGAAAGACCATGCAGATGGCCCACAAGGTGTTGCCGCGGTGGACGACCGTGGAATACATCGACCCGAACGGCCAGGTCGTCGGGCGGGACGAGACGGGCATGGAGATTTACGGCCCCGCGCTGGTCGAAGAGGAAGGGCCGTGGGAATCAGTGTCGCAGAAACTGGCGTTGATGGACGGCGAGATTGAATGTCTCGGCGTCGAGGCCATCGTGGGGCCGGATTTGGCGGCGTATTGGTCGGGGAATCAGCCGATTGACGTGTTGCTCCGTGAGATTCACGTCGGAGTCGAGCACGGCAGCACGCAACGGCGGCAGAAAATCGAACGCGCCCATCAGTTCAGGCAGGTGTTGTCGGAACTGATTATGCCGTTGGTCCAGCAGACGGGGGATTTCCAGGCTTATCGGGACGCCGTCGAGAAGGTTCTGGAACTGATGGACCTGGAAGATTTCTCGCACCTGGTACCGCGTATACCGGAAGTGGAACTGCCGCCCGAACCGGTCGGCGCGGTCGAAGGGATGGAGGCGGCCCATGCCGCGGTATGACCGACAATGCAGCGTCTGCGGCGAGCGATACGAGACCGTCGAGCGGATGCACGCGCCGTCGGTTTGTCGTTGTCGCGTCTGCGGCGCCCGGGCGGCCCGGCGCGTTCCGTCGACTCCGGCGTTGGTGACGGACACGAGCATCAGCCCGCACGTCAAACGTCTGGGCCGGTTAGCGGGGTATCGTTTGGAGACGCGCCACGACATCGCCCGCATGGAATCCGACGGCGTCGTGTTCGCCGACGACCGCGACATTGACCTGTGCAACCGCCGTCGAGGCAAGGCGGCCAAAGAGCCGCTGGAAAATGCGATTCGTCAGGAACGGGAAAAAAGGCGGATACGGATTAGGAGTCGGTGATGCCGCTTCCAGCACTGCGTTCGATGGCGAAACGATACGGCGTACCCATGGCGAAAGCCGAATCCTTTTGGCGTGGATGTCGGGAGACTTACGGCGACGATTTCCGAGCCGTCATGGGATGCACGAAGAAGAAGATGCAGAACGCCGCGAAAAGCCGCCGTGGCGGTCGCGCGGCGTTGGGAACCTAGAGGTCCGGACAAATGAATAGCCCCGGCGCCGAGGCCTGATCCTCCTCGATGCCGCGAAGAATGGAGCCCGACCGCTAGCGGGGTCGGGCTTTATTTCTTGCGCCGGGGCGAGACATTCTCCGAGAACCCGTCACGGGGACGGGCCGGAACGCATAGGAGCGAGAAGGAGACGTATCATGCCGATGACCGATAACGCGACGAGCGCCGGTCGAAATGCGAACGAGGACGTGGCGTTCGGCCTGGAGGACCTGCCGCACGGGCCGGACGTCGAAGATACGTCCGAAATCGAGTCGGAGGAGCCGCCGGCGGACGAAACGTCGACAACGGCATCCGACGGGACCGAATCGGAGGCGAACGCGGCCCCCGAGGAAGGCGAGACGGCCGACGGGGCGGACGGCGACGAGACGGCGCCCGAATCCGCCGAAGCCGAAGCGGGCGACGACGAGACGGCGCCCGCCGACGCTGAAACCGAATCGGACGAGGAAGCCGACCGACAGGACAAGGCCGCGGAGTTCGACCCGACCGAGTTCGGACTGGATGCGGAGAAGTTCAAGCACTGCTCCAGCGTCGAAGAGGCGTTGAAGTTGAAGGTCGAGCAGGACCGGCATCTTCAAGCGCTGATGAATCGACAGGCGCAGGAGTTGGGGCTGCTTCGCCGCTGGTACGCCCAGCAGGGAACCCAGGGCGACGCCGAAGAAGGCGCAGAGAAGGCGACGAGCGACACCGACGGACAACCGCCGTCATCCTGGACCGACGAACAGCGTCGAGCGTTCATCGAGAAGTTCGAGGAAGCGCCCGACGCGGCGTTGGCCGAGGTGATGGCGGCCGAACGGCAAGCCGTCATGGAGGCGATGGAACGGCGATTGGCCGAAATCCGCGAAGAACCGCGACGGGCCGAGATGGACCGCGAATATCGCGAGTTCGTCAAGGCCCATCCTGACGCGGCCGCGGGTACGCCGAAAGCCAAGCAACTCTACGAGGTCGGTCTGGAACTCGGCGTGGATTGCCGAGTGGACGACACGTATCCCCTGGAAACCCTGTATCGGTTGACCGAAGTGAAAGAGAGAGACGCGGGCCAGTACCAGTCGATGGTCGATTTGATGGCGCGTGGTCTTTCTTACGACGAGGCGGAGGAGTTTCTGGACCTTCGCCGTCAGCGGCAGGAATGGAATCGTTCGGCTGGCGAACGCGCGGCGGAGCGCGTCCGCAAGACGAGCGGTATTGCCCGTAAACCGATGACGACCCCCGCCAAGACCGACCCGGAGATAACCGCGTTCGGGATTGACGAACTGGAGGACTAAACGAGAATGGCAACTTCAAGAGAACTGGCGCGAATCCGCAGTATGCAGACGAAGTTTCGCCCGGCCATCGCCAACGGCGTGAGTCTGATTTCGCCGCTATTGAGAGTCATGACGATTGGACTCGACCGAAGCGCGCGGCAATCCGGCATCACCGGTACGCGGTGGCGAAACGTCGAGTGGGACGCTGGTGGTCTCGAGTATTCGTGGGAAATCGTCAGCACGCGAAGCACCGCGACGGTCAACCGCGACGAAGCCGCGACTCGCGAGTTCAGCGAGCCGAACCTGCTGGCGAAGGCCACCATTCAGTACTACAACGTCGAACATACCGTGATGTTGTCGGCCCGCGACAAGGCGTTGAACAAGAACGACGAGACCAAACTGGACAACATCTGGGAACGGCGTTGTCGGGACGCCCAGGACGCCATCTACGCCGAGTTGGCGGCGATTCCCTGGAACGAGAACGAGACGAACCAGAACGGCGGGCTGTCGATGTTCGGCGCCACGAGCGCCGCGGCCCAGACCGAGTACGCCGGTATCGCCTTGTCCGCCACGGCGGGCACGCGCGACTATTGGCGGCCGCGCAACTGGGATTACGACACGGCATCCATCGCGGCCAATCTGTTCCCCATCGTTTCGTACATGAAGGTCCAGTTGTCGGCTTCGTCCAATCCTGGCGGCGGCGGCCGGTATTTGCGGCCGGATTTCGGCGCCATGGACCCGTCGGCGTGGCTGTACGTCTCGAACTACATCGAATCGAACCTGTCGTTCAACGTCAACGGCGGCCGGCGGCCCATCAACGCCAACTTGTTCGAGGATGGGTTCGACAACATGGTCATCGACGGCGTGACGCTGTTCTGGGACGAGAACTACGGCGGCGACACCGGCAGCATCGAGGGCGGGGCGACCGACGAAATCATGTTCGGTCACTCCAACAAGATGTTCATCGCCACGAGCCAGAGCAAGCGCGAGGGGTTCATCAAGGCGATTACGATGGAAGAGCAGCCGTGGCTCAGCGCCGACATCGGCGTTTTCAAGACCGGCGTGTTCTGTTTCGGCGTCGAAGCCCCCATGTACTTCGGCCTCGCGTACACCTAATAGCAAAAGGAGCCTACCCATGTTGAAGTTCGACGGCACCAGTCAGGTGCAGGAGTACGGTACGACCCAGATTCACCGTCTGGGTGAAGTCTGCGTGGCGCCGCACGCCACGTTCGGGTACGTCTCGGCCATTTACGTCAAACTCGACGTGAACGTGGCGATTCAGGGGGCGCCGTTGTCGCTGTACCAGTCGAGCGGCGTTCCGGACGGCACGGTCGAGTACGACGAGAACGGCACGGGGGCGCTGGGGCAACATCTGACGCTCGGCGCGCTGGCGTACGGCGGAACGCTGGACGCATCCTCGACGACGTATTACGTCTGGATTCAGCAATACGGCTTGAGTCTGCCGACGATGACGATGACCGCGAACACCTCGGCGCAAGACCTCATTTTCCCGTCGACGACCGACGGCAAATGGGTCAACGAGGCGGGCATCAGCGAGAGCGGTACGTCATCGGCCGCCGTGACGTTCGAGGCTTACAACCTGGCCCCGCACGGCGTGGCGTTGGCCGACGACAACAGCAGCAACGTCATGGCAGCGGGCAAGGTGTTCCTCTCCATCCCGTGGCGCATCGCCGTGACGTTGTAGGGTGGACGGCACCATGAGCAAGCGGAAGCATGGGGGCCTGGCGGAATGCCTGCGTCTCGGCCGGGCCCCCGGCATCCACGGCACCGCCAAAGGGCGGTTCAACGACCGTGACATTCAGGTTCCGTGCGTACCCAGGCCGCCGGACGGCTGGAAAAGCGCCAAGGAAATCGACGCCGCCTGCGCCGCGCGGGGTATTCCGGGCGCGATGGAATCGGAGTTCGTCCGCAACATCAACGCGTCTCTCCGAGAAGGGCCGAAGTCGGTGAAGGGCAAGCGCCATGAGTAAAACCTTGTCGCAACTCAAGACTTACGCCCAGCATAACGGGTGGTTGGACTCTTCCGCCGACGGCCTGACGGCGCTCACGGATTTCATCAACGATACCATCGACCAGTTGGACGCCGAATATCGCTGGCCGATGCGACGGAAAATCCATGCGTTCGCCCTGAAAGCCCCCTATTCGACCGGTACAGTGGGCGTGACGAACGGCAGCGCGACGGTCACCACCAGCGGAGCCGACATCTCCGACGACATGGCGGGTCAGGAGTTTCTCGGACCGGACGGCCGCGTGTACCGTATCAGCAGCGTTTCGTCGGATTCCAGCCAGGAAACCTTGACGCTTGCGCAGGCTTACGTCGGAGCGACCAACGCCAGCGGCACGTATGCCGTCCGGTACGTCGCCTACGACTTGCCGAGCGATTTCGGGCAACCGGGCGCGATGGTCCTCGAGGACGAACGCGATGTCAACCTCGATTATTCCCTGGAAGAATGGCTATCGGACCGGATGGCCCATACGGGGACGACGAGCAGCCCGTCGGACGCCGTGATTGTCCGCGGCGACGATGCGGGGATTTACGTTCATCCGGCCCCGTCCGAAGCCAAGCAGGTCCAGATGACGTATTACCGGAAAGCCACGCGGATGACCGCCGACGGCGACACCGCGGATTGGCCGGACCGCCTGTTGTTCTTGTTGCACGGCGCGTTGCGGATTCGCCTCGCCCACGACCTGGCGGATGTGGGGGCTATCGCCGTCATGAGCCGAGAGTTCCAAAGGTTGCTCAAGCGGGCCTTCGAGCACGAACGGCCGTATCGCGGACCGATTGACGTTGGTGTTCGTCGTCCAGGCGTCATAAGCGTCGAACGCCTCAAGGCCAGTGTGAACATCGTATCCGATTGACGGGGTACTTGATGGCGACGACCGAAACCCTGGAAACGATATATTGGTTTGGACGGCGGGAACACGTCGTCCAGGATCAACCGCAGACCAGGAAGGTGCGGATTTTTCTCGTCCCGCGCAGCGAATACGACGCCTTGGTACCGAGTCGCGGCGACACGGCCAGCGACGATACGGATTACGTGGTCATCGGAACGACGGTCGGGCGGATTCGGTCGGCCGTACTTTGCGAGATGCACGTCTTATATGAGAAACGGACCGGATACGTAGGTGCCTGATGGGGATTCCGGCGAACTGGACGGAGCGGCACGATTCGCGCGAATGGCGCGACGACGCGGAACTCGGTTCCACGGTGATTTACCGATGGGACGTGCCCGCGAAAACGACGCACGCCGCCATCGAAAAGGCGTTGCCGGCGTATGCCGCCGCTCCTGGAACCTACGGCAGGTTCAGGCCGCTTTTGCGGCATCGCCGGACGTGGATGGATAGCGTCCAGCAGAGTCGTATCGTCGAAGCGGTTTACTCTGAACCCACAATCTCGGAGACCCTGGAACGGCGTCCAGGATACGGTATCCTTCTCGGCGAGACGACCGAAGAGCAGGTCCGCCTCGTCAAGGACAAGAACGGGAAATACGTTCATCACGAAGAGGAAGGGAAACTCTGGCGCGTCGTCAGCGGCGACCCTTACGTTTGGGCGGGGCGGGTACGGTTGCGCCTTCGATGGGCGGCCTCCACGGCCATTTACCAAGACCTTTATCCCAAGGTCGATACCGTCTGCAGCCACGAGATGTTCGGCGCTCGGGCAGGTCGGTTGCGAATGGCGGGGCTTCATTGGACCTGGTCGACCACTTCGCCGGACATCATGCTGTACGACGTGCTGTTGGAATACAACCCAGACGGATGGAACGAGTACACGAAGGTTCAAAAGTACGTGTTCAAGGTCCGGAAAGTGCAGGTCATCGACGATGACGGCAACCTGGTCGGGAACCGGTATCGCGACGAAGGGGAATGGGTTGCCGACGGCGACACGAAAGCGTATGCGGCCAAGAAGTTCGACGCGATACCCTGGGCGGACTTGGCCAAGGTAAGGCTCCTCAATAAGGGGTGAGGCGGTGACCGATGAGATTTTGGACCATCTGAAACGGATGCCGCCGCCGCCGGACCTGACCGGCATTCCGGAGAAATGGCGAGAGATTTTCCGGCCGCTGTCGGACTGGCACCGCGTACTGGAAGGCTGGATGGCGGGGTTGCGGGCGTTGCCGGAACCGCGAGAAACCCCGGCGCGTCGGCCGGTGATGCCGGAAGAGACGCCCAGGACGCACGTGGTCGCCGTCTCGCCGGATTCAGACGCCACGCGGACGACGCTCGACAGCACGCAAGGCACGCAGGATACGGATACCTGGGAGCACGGAACGAGCGAGAACGGCGTGGACGTGGCCGTCGTGACCGATGTCAAGTACGACACGACCGCTCACACGCTCACGTTTCGGACGCGGACGCTGCACTTCGACCCGCAGGGGTTTTTGGTGGCGGTGGACGCGGAAAGCGCGCCGGTGACCGTGACGACCGCGGCAGGGTGTCCGTAGGAACGGTGAAACATTGGCTGGCGAACTGCAATACAGGAGCACCGACGGGGCACTCTTGTACGTAGAGAGCGGTCCGGATGCCGGAAAACTCGCTTACGAGTGCTGTTGCTGTTCGGATTCGCCTTGCGACAGTGACCAGTGCGGGCACAACGAGGAATCGTACTCGCACGTGTCGATGACGGTGACGGTGAGCGGGTCGTGCGACGCCTATTGCGAGAACTTCGAGGGCACCTACGATTTCGCCACCTTCACGAACAACATAGACTACCGCGGCGACACGGATACGGACTGGTGCCGGTGGGTATGGGAACGATACGGCAGCGACGGCTACTACTACTGGCTCCGCCTGTACTACCAGAAATCGTCGGGTCTTTACTATGCCCGCTTGTCCATCGAGGACAACAATGACTGTCGGGCCTATTTCGGTGGAGCGGTCGAAGATTACGAGTGCGTGGGGTCGCCGCCGTATGCCTGCGCCTATTACGAGGGCGTGGAAGAAGTCGATGTCTGTTGTGCTGTCAGGACATCGCCCGCGTATCGGTCATTCCGTCAGGGCGACACGTTTGAACTGACGGGGCGGGCCGACCCATGCAACGATTGCGGGACGTTTGGGACGGGCTGCGATTGCAGCGGATGCACGGCTACGGTGACGGTGGTATCGTGGTGACGCCGCTTGAACGGCTTTGTCGCGCTGGGGCGCATTGTCGGACCTGTCGCGACACGTCCGAGCGGGGCCGGAGATGGCGGGCCGCGTTCGCCGAGCGGGCGGGGTTGCCGGTCGATTGGCCGTGTCCGCACGGAAAACGATGGGACTGGACGCCGCCGCCGCGCGGACTGGGAGATACGATTGAACGCATTCTCAACCGGACGGGTATCGGTCCGGCGTATAAACGCTGGCACCGGCGGCATTTCGGGCGACCGTGCGGGTGTGCCAAGCGGCAAGCGGCGCTGAACCGGCTCTTTCCGTACAGGAGATAACGATGGCTACCTATCATTGGTACGGGGCCGATAGCGGGAACGAGGGCGATTTCGAGGTGGCGGCCAACTGGTACACGCCGTCGGGGACCGTCGCCACGGAATACCCGGGCGAGAATCAGACCGACCACATCGTTTTCGACGATAGGGCCGCCAACGACCTCGATACGAATACGGACCAGTCGGCCAATCCGAACGGCATCGCCAACATCACCGTCAAGGACGGGTTCTCTTACGCTATCGGGGCGGCGAGCGAACCGCTGATTCTCAAGTTGGCTGGGTCGCCCGCGTGGCTCTTCAATGGCGAGGACCACGGCGACCTGTATCTTGTCGGGACCACGACGGCCGTGGCGTCGTGTCACGTCATCAAGACGGCCGAAAGCGACGACGCGCTGCACCTGGTATTCGCGGATTCGGCCGCCACGGCGGTTCGCGTTTCCAACGGAACGGTGCATTTCGACGCTTTGCTTGGCGGGCAATCGTCCAGCGGCGTCGCGACGCTCATCGTTGCCGAACAGGGCACGAGTACCGAAGCCACCGTCATTCTCGATGCGCCTATCGGGACGAACCTCATTCTGCACGCTGGCGTAGTTTACTGGCTTGGCGGCACCGTGACGGCCTTGACGCAGTACGACGGAACCTTCACGGCCGAACGCGCTCCAGCCGGACCGACCTTGACCGACGCCACGTTTTACGGCGGAACGCTCAAACTGGAAACCGGCGGGGCGGATTTGACTATCACGAACGCCATCAACGTTTACGGCAACACCGCGAACGTGACCTGGAACCCGCAACAGACGATTTCGTTTACGTAGGAGTTTGATCATGGCAAGAGCGCTCTATCCAACCGTCCCGTTGCTGCGAGTTCAGCGAAAGAGGCGGTTGCAAGCCCTGGAACAGGCCGAAGCCGGTCGTTTGAAATACGAGCGGAATCCCGCGGCCGCGGGTGCGCGGGCGGGACGGCGATATTCCGCGCGCCGCGACCTCGTATCGCCGCAGGGGCCTTCTACGCCGTTTCAGCCGGAACTCATGCAGAGCATCGTCGAACGCGGCGCGCCGCGGGTTCAGGTGACGCCGGAAGGGCTTGTGCGGGAACCTTACAGCCCTGGCACGCAATACGGCCGCGAGGCTCTGGCGGGTTCGCTTGCTCCAGGCGGCCGCGTGGAAGGTGGCCGATACGTCGGCTCCAATGTGGCTGGCGTCACCCCGACGTATGCCCCGTCATCTGTACCGTGGAATCTCCAGAGACCTGCAAGCGGCGGGCCGTCCTATGCCCAGTTAGCCGCGATGACGCGGGCGCGTGCCCCCTTGGGTCTCGGCCGACAAGCCCTTGCGGAACAGATGCCGATGCCGGACGAGTTCATGCGGGCGGACCTCCAGCGCCAGATGCTCGGGGCGCAGGCGTCGGCGTTGCCTGCCCAACTCGCCGCCGAAACCGCCCAAATGCAAGGTCGGGCGGCCCTTCTGGGGGCGCAGGCCGAAGCGGCGCAGCAGGCGGGCGAGATGCAGGGGCTGGTTCTGGAACAGGTCAAGCGCGACCCGGCCGGATTCGTCCAGGCGATGACGGGAGCCACGCCGGTGCAACAGGCCCTGGCTCTCGGTGACCTTGCTGCGTCGATGGCGGACATCAATCCGGAGATGGCGGCGCAGTTGAGCGAATACGCCGCCCAGATAGGAGCGCCGGGGATGCCGCGACCGCCGAAATCCTGGTGGGACCGGTTCGTGACCTGGTTCTGGGCCAACAGCCCTTGGCCGCAAGAGGAACCGCAGGCGCAACGGCCCGCTTCGGCCGCCGCCGACTAGTTTTCTGGTTTCGGGACCATAAAGCCGATGGCGCGGAAACAGACGAAAATCAGGCAGAAAACGGCGCGGGAATCGCTGTTGCGCCCGCCGCCTCCGCCGCCGTTGCCCGTACCGGAACCGGCCACGAGTTTGCCGCCGATTCCGCCGGAAGCGATACCGACGCCCGAAGAGGTGCGAGCGGCGGAACGGCGCGGAAGGCAACTGCCGTTGCCGCCCAAACCGCGATGGCTGACGTGGGGCGAGAAAGCCGTCGCGCCGGCCGTGGCGGGCACCGAGTTTCTCAACGTGATTAGCGGCGGTCTGGGCGAAGATATCGCGCGGATGGCCGCTCCGCGCAGGGCTGTTCAAGCCTTTGAAAGGGAACGCGCCCAGCCTGCGGCCCGACTCGGCGGCGCGGCCAGAACCATCGCGGCGGGGCTGGGCGGCGTTTCACGCGCGTTCCAGGCGGTTCCGCGAGCGGCTATCGGAACCTATGCGCGGACGGGGTTGCCTGGAAGCGAAGCGGCTGGACGGTTCCGCGACGTTTCCGCCGTGACGCGACGAGGGATGCTTCAGCGGATGGGCGTACCGACTCTCGGTGAACGTGGAATCGCGGCGCTGCGCGATCCTGCGTGGTGGTCCGAGACGGCGGGCGAACTTTACGGTACCGGCAAGGCGCTTTCGGCCGTGACGGGTCCGATGGGCCGCGCCATCGGTGCGCCGCCGCCGCCGCCGCTGACGACGCTTCGCGGGCTTCCTCTGGGTGCGGCGGCGCGGACGGCGTTGCGCGGGGCGGGGCGTCGGGCCATTCCCTACGCCGCCACGCTCGGCACGGCCGGTGCGCTTGAAACGGCCGCCCGACCGGAAAGCACGCCCCGCGAGATTGCCGCGGCGGGCCTGGCGTCCGCCGCTGCGGGCGGTTTGCTCTCGGCGGGGATGGACCTCGCGCGCGTTCCGTTGTCGCGGCTCCTGAAGAAACCGACTACGGCCATGACGTTGCCGCCGCCGCCTTCGGGCGCAAGGCCGCGATTTGAAGGTCAGCGTCCAGGCGAAACGTTAGCCGAGTTTGCCCGTCGCCTGAAACGTGAGGGCGGCATTCCTACGGACATTTACCGCGAGTTGGTCGGTTCGCGGCTCTTCAGCGGTTTACCCGTACCGTCCGGCAAACTGACCAAGGCGATGTTGCAGCGGGCCGCCAAGCCCATTCCTGGACTGACGCGGGCGATAGTCAACAAGATTTACACGGCTCTCGGCGAACACGGCGGCGACGTATTGCAGGCGGCGCTGGCGGTCGGCGTCTCGCGTGAGGCGGCGGAAACTCTGGCATCTGCCATTTCCAAGAAGGCCGCCAACCTTGCCATCATCGACGAACTGCGAGAGCGGGCCAAACAAAAACCCGACCACGTAGTGACCAAGGAGGGTGTGACTGCGAAAATCCACGAGAAGGGGGTATCTAGAAAAATCATTTCCTTTGTGCGTAAGATGGTCGATGCTGCGCCCGAGTTTGCTGTTGACCCGACCTTTACCGTGAACGCCGATGGCGAGTTTGTGTTCCACGATGGTTTGAAATGGACGATTCGCCCCGAGATGTTCGGGCTAAACCCCGGGGACTTCAAACCCGGCGAACGTGTCCGTATCGACCTCAAATCTTTCGGCATCAACCGCGAGCAAGCCATGAAGCGCGCCGAGAGGGAGGCGGAAGGAGTTTACCGCAAGGGCAAGTCACGAGGTAAACGGCTCAAAGGCGCTACCTACAAAACGCAAGAGCAACTCAATGAAGCGTTTTTCCGGTGGCGACAGGGTACGGGTGAGGTTCCGCAGACATGGCAGATGTCGCAAGAAGATTACGTTGCGGAACGGATGACGCACAAAAGATTTTCGCCAGATAAGATAGTGAGGAAAAGGGGTGGTCTGACCCAATTCGAATATGAGAAGTTCCTCGAGAAAGAACACAAGGCGGCTGTTCGCGAGGCGGTAAAAGCAGGTAAATCGGTTCCACCGGCTGTTGTCGAGCCTTATGCGCGCAAAGGTCTTGCTTGGGCCAAAGCGTATCTTGAACGTTCGGCGGGGGTTGGGAAAGGCGCGCCCAAAGCGGCCCCTTCAGGGGTGGAACCGTCGCCCGCCCCCGCCGAACAAGCAGGCGGCGCCGTTGCCGAAACGGCGGCGGAACCCCCTCCGGCGGAACCCGAACTGGCCGCGCCCGCGCCCGAACCTTCCGCCCCGCCGGCACAGAAACTAGAGGATATTCCTCTGACCGGCAGCGATAAACAAATCGCTTGGGCTCGCAATATTATCGCTAATACCAAGGCGTGGTTGCCGGATGCCCTCAAGGCGTCCATGCGGAGCAAGGGCATTCATCCCGACCATCCGCGATACGCGGAAGCAATGGCCAAATGTGATGAGATGGCTGCCCAGATTGAAGCGGCATTGGCGTCAAAGACTAGGGCATCATGGTGGATTGACCATCGTGCTTATGATCCTGAACAACCGCTCTACTTGGGACGGCGGTTGAATCGCTTGGATTTGAGCGCATGTCTTACTACAGCCAAAACTGCTGCGACTACCGAGAAATCTAAATCGGTTGCCGAGAAGCCCGAAGTGGTTGTCGAAAAGCCTGCGGCGGTCGTTGAGAAACCGAAGGCCGTCGAGAAACCCGCCAAAATCACCAAGAAAACCGTCCAGGTGGGCGACGTCTATGCCGTCAAGGTCAGCGGCAAAACCACCCCCGTTCGCATCGACCGCGAGAATCCTCGTGGCGGATGGGACGCGACGAATCTGCGCACGAAACGCAAGGTCCGAATCCGAACGGCTCGACGGTTGCGGAAACTGCTTCAGCCCGCCGCCGCCAAGGCGCCGGAACCGACTCCCCAACCGGCCCCGAAACCCGTCGAAGAAGCCAAACCTTCGGCGATTGCCGCGACCGAGGCCGACCGTCGGGCCGCCAAGGATATGCTGGAAATGAAGCGGGCGTTGGGCGGCGAACAACCGCCCAAGAAACCGCCCGAAGCGCCGCCCGCCGCCCAGCCTGCGCCGGAAAAGAAGCGACCGGTCAAGGTGACCAAGGCCGAACTCAAGGTCGCTCGCCGTGAGGCCCGGCGCGCCCTGGCCAGACTCAAGGCCCTTCGCGCCAGGCAAGCCGAACACGCCGAAACGCTCAAGGCGTTCAAGGCCGTCATCAAGAAGTTGCCTATGCCGTTGCGTGGCAAGGTCTTTAGCGGCCGGTGGCCCGAAACGCCCGGCGCGTATCTGAAGGCGATGGAACAGGCCGACAAGTATCTCGTCCGGTTCCTGAAGGACAAGCCCATCAAGCGGTTGCAGAAGGCCCGAAAATGGCTCAAGAAACATCGGCTCGAAATGGAACCGGACGTGCGGGCCGAAGCGGACGAACTTCTGAAACTCATCGGCACGAAGAAGCGGCCGTTGCTCGCGATGGACCTCGACGCCCTGGACGACCTGGCCGACCGCGCGGACGAAGCCGTCTTTCGCCAGAAATCCGAACAGGCCCTGGTGGCGAGTCAACGTCACACGAATCGCCTCGTGGCAGCCAAGGCCCTGTTGACGGAAATGCACGCTTCCAGCCCCGTCACGCCCGAAGAGCATCAGGCGCGGACGAGGGAACTGAGCGCCTTGCGTCGTCTGGGCCGAAGCACCGTCGTCAAGACGAATACGCTCGCCGAACGCTACATGGGCGGCGAAGATTCCGTCGCGGCGTATTATTTCATCGACCAGGTGGATTCCGCCCACCGGCGATATGCCGAGATGGTCGTCGCCGCCGAAGATAACGTGGCGAAAGCCGCGGAAAAGTGTCCAGGCGGCAGTATCGACAGTGAAGAGTTTTACCAGTGGTGGAACGAACCCTTAACCCTCACGTTTCCGACGCTCGGCAAGAAAACCGCTACCCGCGGCGCGTGGCTCGGTCTTTGGCTGAACCTTTCCGACCCTGACACCGAAGCCGAGATGGTCGCCGAAAAATGGGCCGGATTCGTCTGGAAAAAAGCCCGCGAAGGCCCGAAGTTCCGCCCCGTCATGGCCGACATCGACGCGTTTCGGGCTTACATGGCCGAACACGAAGCGGTCGCCATCGACTTCGGACTGGTGCTGAAAGACTTCAAGAACAATGACGATTACTTCGACCCCATCAGCGAGACGCACAAGCGCCTCGACGGAACGTACCTGGAGCGCGTCGAAGATCGTTGGGGACGCAAACGAAACGTCTCGCTCGAAAAGCAGCAGGAACCCCCCGACCTGTCCAGCCCTGATGCGTTGCCCATCATCGGCGAAGCGGGCCGATACAAGCGTCGTACCGGTTCGCGGGCGTCCATCATCATCTGCGACCCGCTGGAACAATATTTCGAGGAAACCTACGGCGACGCCGCCTACGTGGCTTACGCTCCGGTCGTTTACGACGCCTGGAAACTGCTCGGAACGAACGTCGAAGGTTTGACCGTTGCGGGCCACATCGACGCGACGCTCGGCAAACCCACGGCGCGTATCTTTTTCGACCATCTTCGGCACATCATGGCGACGCGGACGATGCAACCGGCGGCCGAACCGGACGAACTCACCGCCAAGTTGCTCCGCAACGCCGTCCGTGCCGCCCTAACGGGGCGCGCCAAGCCGATTATCATGCAAGTACCTTCGGCGCTTGCGCCCGCGGCCGATACGAAACCGCTTGGCATCGGCCGGTTGCTTTCGGGCATGTACCACGCCTGGCTGGGCGGGGAGTTCAAGGCGCTGCGCGATGACCTCATGAATCGGGCGGCGGAGTTCGCCTATCGCTGGAAATATCGCAGCGCCTTGTCCATCGTCTCGCCTGGCTACGTTCCGACGCACACGTTCGGTCGCCGGAAGATGTGGCGGCGTCTGATGCGCTTGAGCGCCAAGGGCATGGAGGGGATGCGTTGGGCGGACAGTCGCGCCATTACGGCCATTTACGCCGCCCACATCGAGGACCAGTTGAAGGCCGCTGGGATTCGCGCCCCGAAAGGAAAGTTGCTCGATACGGTCCGGCGGCTGGAGAACGGCGACGCTATCCTGAACCGCGCGGCGGACGCGACGAGCCGACACACGAACCGGACTCAACCGCCGAACTCGCCGGCACACGACACGGGTATGGGCCGCCTGTCGCGCACCAGCGCCCTTTGGAGCGTTTTTACGCGGTTCATGTCCCAGCGAATCCAGTATCTGAACATGGTGTTGCGGTCGCACGCCGCCGCCGTGCGTACCGGCGATTACAGGCCGTTCTTGTGGTCGCTATCGGTTCTGGCGTTCCTCTCGGCCATCTACACCCTCATCGGCGTCGGTGCGCGGGCCTTGCGCGGCAAACCGCCCAAGAGCGCGGGCGCCGTGGGCTTGGATTACGTGGAGAACGTCGCTGGCAACATCTATTTCGGCGGCGAACTCGTCCATCTCCTGCGGGCGCGGTCCTCGTATGAGGCCGGACTGCGCGGGAACATCGCCGTCACGACGCTGGAGAACACCGGCAAGGCCCTGGTGGACCTGCGACAAGCCATCTTCGACGGACCGAAGCGCGGCAAAGCCGTCATGCGGGCGGCCGCCAACCTGACGCGGGGCCTGGGCGGGTTGCTCGGTCTGCCTGCGTTGGCGGTTCTGAACACGACCGAAATCGTCGCCGCACCGTTCCGGCGCGAAAAGAAAACGCGGGGCAAAACGGACGAACGGCGCACCGTTCAACGGGCCGCCGAAGGGAACGTCGCAGCGGCTCGCAAGTTGCGGGACGCCGGTATGACGCTCGTGCGTGCCCGCGCCCTGTTGCGAGACATCCTGCGGGACAAACCGACGGCCGAGCGCGTCGCCGCGCTGCGCACGTTGACGAAAACTTGGGGCGCCGCCGGACGGGCGGCAGCATAGGAGACCGATGATGGATTACGCTATTCGTGATGACGGGGGTGATACGCTTTACCAGTACACTCCAGGTGAAGGCAATCCGGCGCCGTTGACCGTGGACGCGACCAATCGGCTCTGGGTACGCGAGGCCACCGGCAGCGGTCTGACGTTCTCTCGTGTCAAAATCGACCAGGCGGCCGCCGGTCGAGTGACCTTGGTGGCCGGTGCTGCGTCCAAGGTTGCCCGTCTCCACGCGCTCGTCGGGACGATGGGCGCCAGCGGTACGGTGAAGATTTGCTACGACGACGACGGGAACGGCACGGGCGAAAACGACTTGACAGGCGACATGGACGTGGCCGCCTTGGGCGGGCTGGTCATTCCGTTTACCCGCGACCCTGACGGATGCTTGGCCGCGCCCGTCTCCAAGTACCTAACCCTCGTGACGACCGGCGGCGATTTCAACGGGTACGCCGTCGTGTCCACGGATTGAGTCTAGGAGATAACGCCATGGCGGAAACGCGACTCGACGAAGAACTGGCTTTACCGGCCCGCACGTTGAACGCCCGCGCCGCGAACAAGACCGGCCGGCGCTGCTGGGGCCGCGTCATCGTCCGCCGGTCGGGTGAATATCGGGTGCTCGTTCGCACGCCTGACGGTCAGACGCGCGTGGTGGCGGTCGTCCCTGTCGAGAAGCCCTCGAAAGGGCGGAAGGTCCGGCTCCGCGTCATGGTCGATGCGGTGGAAGTGAGCGAGACCCCGCCCAAGCGTGAACGCGAGGATGTCTGATGGCAGACTACACTTCGACGCAAGACGGTGACTGGCACTCGGCTGCCACGTGGGGCGGTGCGGGTGTGCCGACCAGCACGGATACCGTGACCATTTCGGACGGCCACACGGTCACTATTTCCGAGGAGGTAATTCGTGAGGCTGCTACGACGTTGAACGGCACGGCTAAACTCACGCTCAATGCCTCTCTGTTTGTTTACGGCGATTGGACCGACAATGCAAACAGCCAAGTGGAACTCACGGCGTCTAATGAAGAGTTCGACATCCAGGATGCCACCGTCAACTCGGCCGTCATCATCTCTGCACAGTATGGGACTTATCTTCCTTATGGCGCCGTCGACCAGAAAGGGCAACTCACGATTTCGGGCACCGAAGCGGAACTCTACCTGACCGACGATACCATTCTGAACTGTGCTAGTCCCATCAAGTTGACGGGAACAGGCGCTGGCGTCTATTCGGGTATCGACGTCTCCGGCGACAACGAGATTTGGGGCGGTGTCGACGCGGACGGAAGCGAGACGGTAGCGACGGTGGAGTCCGGCGCCACGCTCACGTTGCGGCTCGACGTGGACGGCGACCTCGACCTCGGCACGGACGGGTCGGGCGGACCGGCGGACTGGTCGGATGTCATGGTCTCGTTCGAGGGCACGGATACGGAATCCCGACCCACCGTCGTCCGTGACATGAACGTTTATGGGTTCACGAACGCCGAGGCCGGAACGTACATCAACTTTGACAACAATGACCTGACCGTCCACGAGGGCGGGCTGAACGTCACCAACGCCTCAAGCGTGACCAGCCTGGCCCGCGTGACGTTCGCCGCCGACACGACGACGTGCCAGCACAATCTCAGTTCGTACCCCATCGGCCGCGTCGTCGTCAACGCGGCGGTCACGTTGAGCGGCTATCTTCGATGCCGCGCTCTCGACGGTTCCGGCACGCTCGACCTGAACAGTACCACAATGATTATGTATCCGGACACCGCGGATTTCTGGGATTTCAGCGGTACGGTCCTCAACACCGGCGGGGGCGCCGACGGATTCATCCAGTTGCGGGGTTCCGGCGTGTCGAACGCCTCGTCCATCGACGCCGGAGCGGCGGAAAACTGGCAACAAGCCTTTGACGATTCGCAGTTCCAGTATCCTGGCGGCTTGGCGTGTGACGGGGCGCTCATCTTGAAGGGTTCGTCTCCGCAAGTCGCCCATGCGGACATGGACGGCGGCGACCTGGAAGTCGGCAGCATCGAGTTGGGCGACACCGCTGCCGACCGACTCGGGCGCCTGGACCTGGGCGAAGGGCGTCACGTCGTCACAGGGTCCATCGCCCGCGCGGGAAGCGGCACGCAGGTTCTCAACTTCGAGTCGTGTCGGCTCGAATGCGGCGGCGACATTACGCTTGCCGGTATCGAAGTGGACTGGGGCAACGCCGTTATCGTCATGACGGGCAACGGAAAGACCATCGACGGGACGGGGGCCGTTTCGCACGCGGTTTCCGGTACGCCCGTCATCGTGGACGACGGCAACGGTACGCCTACCACCATCACGAATCTCGATTACGACGGGTCCAGCGGACCGATTCTCGCCGTGAACTGCACCGACGGCGGCGGCAACGGCGCGGGCGTCATTTTCCGCGGGACGGGCGAAATCGCAATGAGAGGCGCGGGGTTTTAGGAACACCAACATGACCATGCACGACGAACGGTTGGCGACGCTTGAAACGCAACAGGCCGCACAGATGGACCGCTGCGAACTCATCAGCGGCCAGATTCTGAACGAACTCCAATCCATCAAAACCGCCGTCTGCGGAAACGGTCAAAAGGGGCTGCGGCGCGAAGTGGATACCCTGAACCTCAAGATGGCGTTCCTGCTGTTCATCGCTTCCGCGGCGTTCGTGGGGGTCTGCGGACTTCTGGCGCGACTGGCTTACGGATGGTTGACGGCATCATGAATACCTGGCTAGAAGCCATCAAGGCGTTTTTCTTGAGTCTGCCGGGCCTCGTGGAAATCGCCCGCTGGTGGCATCGGCGGTTCGCGCGGCGCGTGGATGACGCCGAAGCCGGCGCCCGCGAAGAGAGGAGACAAGAAGATGCGGCTAGTATGGATTCTAATCGCGTCGGGCCTCGTCTGCGCAAGCGGTTGCGTGACAGAACCCGTTGACCGCACGTTCCCCGCTTATCAGGGCGTCATCAGCCTGACGGACGCCTCTTGGGACATCGACGCCGACGGGAACCTGCGCCTCGTGGACGGCCATTTCCAGGCCGAAGATGGCCTGACGCTCGACGACATCAACTATAACTGGCGCAACGCCTACCTGTTGACGCCTGGATTCGTGGACGCACTGATGAAGGAGTGACCCATGCGCATGCTCCCCCTGATAGGTATCGTCGCCTGGATGAGCGCCGGTTGTGCGGGCTGGCAGAGCATCAAGGACAACGATGAACAGTTCGCCCTCATCAAGACGCTTGCCCAGGAAGCGGCGCGCGCCGGAACGGCCACCTTGCTCGAACGCGACGAAGCCGAAATCAAGGTCGCCCAGCGCGTGGAGACCGGCGCGACCTTGGGCATCGGCCTGGTCCAGACCATGATGGACGGTACGTCGCCCGTGATGGGGCTGCAAGACCTGCTCGACGCCATCGACGTGAATCTCGATGACGACGAAATCGCCTATATCGAAGTCGGTCTGACGGCGGCCTGCGGATACGTTTCCGGGGCCGTGGGACAGGACGGGAACCTCGACGAAAAAGACCTGTCGCTGATTCAGGCGGCCTTGGTGGGCGTCCGAAAAGGCGCCCAGGATTACCAGGTACGAAGGGCCAAGGAGAAACCCCCATGCTAGCGTCCAAGAAGTTCGTCCTTTCGCTCATTGGCGTCGCGGCCGTCGTCGGACTGTTGCTTCTCGGTCGCGACCTCGAAACCGTCAAGTGGCTGGCGGGCTTCGTGACGACTATCATCGCCTCTTTCAACGTCGGCCAAGGTATCGCCGACGGCATGAGCAGGGGCGAGACGAGTCACAGTAGACGATAGCCACACGATTCAAGGAGGGGCCATGAAAGCCGCCGGCAAGCGGTATATTCTGTATGCAAGCCGGAAAGACACGTTCACCATCTGGAATCTTTCGGACCTCCACCTGGGCAACGCCGCCTGCGCGGAGGACCGGCTTCGCGCCGATATCCGCGCGATCCTGGACGACCCCTTTTCCTTCTGGGTGGGCGGCGGCGACATGGTGGACTTCATAGGTTATCGCGACATCCGGTTCGACCCTGACGCCGTGGCCCCGTGGCTCACAGTTCGCGACCTCGGCAACCTCGGCGAAATCGGCATGAAGAAGGCCCGCGACTTTCTCGCCCCCATCAAACACAAGTGTCTCGGTTTGCTCATCGGCAACCACGAAAAGAAGTATCAACTCCGTACCGAACACGAGGCGTTGCACGGCTGGCTCTGTACGGAACTCGGCGCACCGGACCTGGGATACTGCGCCTTGTTCGACCTCGTTTTCGTGCGTGATTCGCGAAGCGGCCCCAAGCCGTCGTTGCACATGGAGCGGCCGCGCGGAACCGGCAGTTGTTCCACTTTCCGATTTTTCGTCCATCATGGGGCAGGGTATGCCCAGACGCCTGGCGGAAAACTCAACCGCCTCGTCCAGTTCATGCAATCCTTCGACGCCGACGTTTACATGGTCGGCCATGTCCACGACCAGGTGGGTCGTCGCGAACCCGCTATCGGGGCCAATGCCGCCTGCGACGAACTCGTGGCTCGCGAGCGGCTCGGCATCATCAGCGGTTCCTACCTCAAGACCTACGCGGAGAACACGACGACTTACGGCGAACAGCGCGGCTACCGCCCGACCGTTCTCGGCGCGGCCAGCGTGACCATTCATCCCGCCTCCAGGGAAATCCACGCGAACATCTGACGTATTCGACGGCCACGCCCCAAAATCGCCGAAAACGGGCTAAAAATGTGGGTGTAACGTTACGTAACGCACTGTAACGTTACGTAACGCGCCGTAACGCCCTAGACATAGACAAAAGACATAGACAACGACAAAGACATTAGCGCCTATAACGAGCCTACCGTCGTAACCGAACCACCGCGCTCTATTGCATAGAAAAAAGCCGTTTGTACAGACGGTAAAAAAGACAAAACGTCAGACGCGCTAAAGAGCGCGGCGGTTCGGCGGTTGCGAATGGAGCACGTCAGCATCCGGCCGAGGCCATCTTGGCGTAGGTCCGCCCTGTCTGCCAGCAGGCAAAGCGGAATCGCCAAAAACTTCCTGTGTGCCCCTCTGTTGCGTTTTCTCCCCCAAGGCATGGTCTGGGTCGTCTGAAGGGGCGTTCGCCGATTCTGCGCAAACCTCGTGCGTCCTGTGGCCATTCCTGTGCCTGCCCTGGACGTTTATCGGCGAGTCCAGAGCAATTGAGGGGGGTGGCAAGATTTTTTTCGATTTTTTCTGTTTTTTCTCTTGACTCCTGGCCGATGGGGGGTATAGTGCAGGTGGACGGACAGGAGTGACCGATGACCGGTTCGACCTTCAAGCCAATGCAAAAGCCCGCGGGGCGATTTGTGCGCCTGGTCGAACTGGCCTGTCCGTCCAGACGTGTCACTCATCGGGCCCATCGCCCCGCGGCTTCATTTTCCGTCGCTTTCTCCCCTCTTCGGGGCCCTTCATCGCCTGGCAACGGCGTCCACGGGGCCGGGGCGGGCTGCACCGCCTTGTCACCTTTCGCCCCGCGGCGTACTCCCGGTATCGCCGCCGCCGTTGCCCCTGTATCATCGGCCGGTCCGGCGGGGTTGCGTTTCCCCACCTGCCTGCTGCAGGCAGGCCTTCCCCCTGCGCACCCCGCCGACCTGCCCAAGGAGCACACCATGAACCGCGATTTCTGGTTCTCGGTCGGGTCGATTGTCAGCGTCTTGGCGTTGGTGGTCATCCTGGTGGTGTTGATCGTCGCAATCTTCGGAGCGCGCTAATGTCCAGTTCTGTATTGACTTGGGTTTCGCTTGTTCTGGTCGTCATGATGGGGCACCGGGCCTCCGATGCGAAGGACCTGCTCTGTCCGGAGATGATTGCGAGCGTATCCGCCATGTGCGGAAAACGCACCGGCGCCGTCCCGCGTCGGGGCGGCGCCAGCCGTCAAGCGGCGGACCACCGGGCCGGGGTCGCGAGGGTGGCGACGCAGCACCCCGCGGACCGGCCCGGCCCGCCTGTTTCGGGGTCCGCTCGGAAGAGGAGATAGTCATGGCCTATATTGAGCGCTGCGTGATTTGCGGCCGGCGGCACGTCGACGACCGGTGCGACCCGAAACACTTCTCGGCTATCGACGCTGCGAACACCCGCGCCGCCGACGCTGAGGACCGACCCGACGACTACTCCGGCCATCCGGGTCATCATCGGTCCTACGGGGAACGCCTGGCGGACGGCGAGGCTTTTGCCAGGGGCGGTTTCGCAATCCTAATGCTGATTTTGATTCTTTGGTGGATTACGCCAGGGGCCTCTGGCGCAAACAAAGCGGCCTGGCCCGGCCCCTTTGTGGTCCTGGACAACTTGTGGCGGGCTATCGTTCAGGTGGAATCTGGCGGGAATGCCCGTGCGATAGGAGATGGCGGGAAGGCGGTCGGCATCGTCCAGATACACGCGGTGTGTGTCGAGGACGTGAATCGTATCCTAGCGTTGACGGGCGCTGCGAAGCGATACACCCTAGCCGACCGCCTCTCGCCGGTTCGTAGTCGGGAAATGTTCGATATCTACGTGGCGTATTACGGCTTGCGGTGGGCCAAGCAGCACGGCGTCGAACGTGTGCCTGTTTCGGTACTGGCGCGAATCTGGAACGGCGGTCCTCGTGGACCGGAACGGAAAAGTACCCTGGTTTACTGGCACAAGGTCCAACGATTCTTGGAGGTGGAACGATGAGAGAAGAAGCCCGTGAACCCTTTGCTCCGGCCCGTTCGTCTTTGGGACAGGAACTGTGGGACCTGGCGGTGGCGATGGGCCGCGCGCGCCTGGTGCCCGTGGAAGCGTCGCCGGACGTGCGCGAACCCGCCGGCGACATCGAACGCGACCAGGAAAGGAGAATGCGATGAAGGCCATTCAGCAAGACGCGGTGGACGCCAAACTCCACGTCGTTCGGTGTGCCCGTTGTCATCGTACCTTCGAGTCGACTTCGTTGCCCGTCTGGCCGTGCTATTGCGGCGTGTGTCGGCCGCAGCGGGCCAAGCCCCTTGGGCCGCCGATGGACCAGGACGACGCCGACATCGCGAAAGATGCGGTCGTCGAACTGATTCGACTGGGCTGGGAAGCCTGGAGGTCTTATCGTGGTCGGCACTCTCGCCACGATCACGTGCTTGGCGGCCTGTTCGACGAGGCGGCCCTGGTCGCGATGGAACTGGCCGAGAACGTGACGCGGCAACCGGACGACTGGGAATCGCTCATCGAAGCGGCGCACGATTACCGGAAGTGTGACCCGTGATTATCCACGACGTCAAACAGGGTACCGAAGAGTGGCTACGGCTTCGGGCGGGTATTCCGACGGCCAGCGAGTTCAAGAACCTGGTCACGCCGGCTTGGAAAATCAAGACCGGGAAAGCCGTGGACACGTATTTCTACAAGAAACTCGCCGAGAAGTGGCGCGGGTCGCCGTTGCCTTCTTGGGGCGGCGGCGTTCTGGAGCAGGGGAGCCTTCGCGAAGCCGAAGCCATTCCGTACTACGAGATTCTTTCGTCGCGCCGGGTGCGTCGCGTCGGTTTCTTGACGACGGACGACGGGCGTGTCGGTTGTTCGCCGGACGGTCTATTTGACGACGGGAGCGGCATCGAGGTCAAGTGTCCCATGCCGCATACCCACGTGGGCTACCTGATGAGCGGCGAGGTGCCGGACGAGTATCTGCCGCAAATCCAGGGGGCGCTTTACGTGACGGGGGCCGACCGCTGGGTGTTCATGTCGTATTGTCCGGAGTTTCCGCCGTTCATCGCGGAATGTCGGCCTGTGGCGGCCGCCCAGAAGGCGTTGAGGCAGGCATTGGCGGCGTTCTGCGAACGGCTTGAGGCCGGTTATCAGCGCCTCAAAGACCTTTACGGACAAACGCCCCCGTGTGAGGAAGATGAAGTTCTCGGATTCTAGGAGCCTATCATGGCAGACGATAAAGCCCGAGCGCTCGTGAAGCAGGCCCAGGCCGGTCAGATGGCCGAGACGAATGGAGAGAACCCGATTGGGGGTATCCTCCACGAGTTGATTGGTCGGGGGGTGACGGAAGATAACGCGGCTGCCCTGGAGAAGGTCTGCGACCTCTACGTCAAGATGGACGCCGTGCAGGCGAAGAAGGCATTCGCGGCCGCCAAGGCGGCGCTTCAGGCGGAGTTGCCGGTCGTCGCGGCAACCCGCGTCATTCCGGACAAGCAGGGGAACGTCCGGAGCGTGTTCGCGGCGTATGAGGACATCATGGAACAGGTGAAACCTTACTTGGTCCGGCACGGTTTCAGCGTCTCTTTCACGATGCACGCATCGGACAACCGGATGGAAGCCGTGTGCACGTTGACGCACGCGGCGGGTCATTGCGAATCGAACTCCTTTTCCGTCCGTATCGGTTCCGGTCCGCCCGGTTGTAGTGAAGCCCAGTCGGACGGTGCGGCGCGGTCGTATGCCCGTCGCGGGGCGCTTTGCGATGCCCTGAACATCGTGATTGACAAGGACACGGACGCCAGGATGGAGGGAGCGACCATCTCCGAGCAGGAAGCCGCCGACCTGGAGAAACAGGCCGCCGCGGCTGGGATTCGGAAAGAGGACTTTCTTCGGTTGGCGGACGCCGAGACGTTCGCCGACATTCGGCAATCGAAGTTGTCCGTGTTGAAGCAGGTTCTGCGCGAACGCGGGAAAGAGAAGCGACAGCCTGACAAGGCGCTCAAGTTGGCCTGGGCCAAGGCCCGATACGGCGATGCCCTTCCTTCGGCGGACCTGATGCGCCGCGAGTTCCGCGAGTGGGTGGAACACGTTCTCCAGCGCGACGTACCGGACATCGACGCCCTCGACGCGACGACCGTCCGGCGCCTGACCGAATGGCTCGAAAAAGAGGGGGCTGATACCCCTGCTTGCTAGTGCGGAACATTCCTGCCTGTGCGTTGCACGCAGGCGGGTCGGGCGGATGAATACGAATGCCTTGGATTCGCTTGGACTGTGCGATGGTCTGTAGCGGATGGACGGCCCGATTGCCAGCGGGGGCGTTCGCGGCGTGGGTGAAACTCTTGCTCGAAGCGAAACAGTTTTATCGAGGCGGTCGGGTTTCTCTGGCTCGATTCGACGCTGAATGGCGGCGGCAGAAACGGATTCCGCTCCAGTCTTGGAACGTCATGCTGAAAGCCGCCATAGAGGACGGGGCGGTTCGGGTGGACGACGAACGGCTAATCATCGTGAACTGGGACCGCTATCAGCGTGACCCGTCGAACGTGGCCCGTCAACGGGTGTATCGTGACCGTCAGAAGCAAGGCGAGCGCGAGGCGGACCGCGACGCCAAAGCGGCCGACGAATCAACGCAGCCGGCCGTTCAAGACGGGATGCGGACCCAAGCGTGTCAACAACTGGCTGACGCCATTTCGGCGCAGGCCCGAAAGAAGGCCAGCAAGATGATGGTGGCCGAGGCGGCGATGGTGGCGGTCGGGTGGACGGGGATGCAGCGCAAGACCGCCCGGGACCGCTACGGCGTGGACGACATCGTGGTGGCGGCGCGCTACACGCTCCACCACAATCCGGTTGATCCTGGCGGATACCTGCGGCGATGCCTGGAACGCGGTTATCATCGAGGGAAGTGACTGATGAGAGTCCTCGGCGTGGACCCTTCTTCGACGTGCACGGGCGTGGCCATTGTGGAATGGCCGTTGAAGCGGCCTTTCCTCGTGGCGGCCGAGCGGTTGACCGGCAAGGGAACGGGGCCGCTGGGCTACGTGCGGCGCGTGGAGCAGATGGCCGACGCGTTGGCCGACGTGATTGCCGAGTTTGCGCCGGACCGTGCGGTGGTGGAGATGCCGCACGGTCGCCGTCATCGCCGGATGGGGAACACGAACATGGCCAGCCTGGCGATTTACGGGGTGGCGGCGGGGTGGCTGTACGGGGTAGTGGCGCGGCGGGTGGCCCACGTCCGGCCGATAAGCGTCGCCGACCTGCGCACCACCAAGGCCGAGCGGCAGAAGGCGGTTTTGGGTTTGTTTCCGTCGCACCGATGGGACCGCGACCGCGGCGGCGACGTGGCGGATGCGACGTTTTTGGCGTTGTCGGAACTGGAGATTCTCGAACGAAAGGAGGGATGACTGTGGCGACGTATGAACCCAACAAAGAACGGTTTGCTTTGCAGGGAGAACTACTCGTTTGGTTGAGTAAATGGGAGAAGTCGCGGTTGATGATGATGGCAATCGCGTTGGTGGACGAAGCCCTCGACCGGCGTCATCGAGCGCGTGAAGTCGGCGATTTCGAGGAAGCCGACCGCATTCGCGACACGTTGGCGGGGTTGGGCGTGGAGATAGAGGACGCAGGCGACGGAACGCGATGGTACCTGAAGGACGAAAACCCGCAAGGAACGAAGCGTTTCCGTGACTGGCTGGCCTCGCAATGGGGAAAGAAAGCGAAGCGGGCGTTCCCGCCGAAAGGAGATGAGTGATGGACGTATCGGACGTGGTGTCACAGTTCCCCGATACCGACGAATCCGACTGGCGGCGGGTCGATGAGGGCTGGGCGCACAAGGACGCTCGGATAGCCGAGGCCGTGCAGGTGCTTGGCCCTGCCTTGTTCCGCGGCGGCGACTTCTGGGGCGGTAAGTTCCGTCGTGGGAAGTTTTATGATGGCATATTTCGCGATGGCAAGTTTCGTGGAGGGGAGTTTTGGGGAGGCGCCTTCTGGGACGGCGTATTTTACGATGGCGAGTTTCACGGCGGCGAGTTCTATGACGGCCGGTTTCGTGGCGGTGTGTTCTGGGACGGAAAGTTCGAGGGCGGCGTATTCCACGATGGGGAGTTTCACGGTGGGGAGTTCCGCGGGGGCGAGTTTCATGACGGCAAGTTCTATGACGGCATATTCTGGGGCGGGAAGTTTCTCGGTGGCGAGTACCGTGTCGGTGAGTACTATCGTGGCGTCTTCCACGACACGCCCTTGCAACTTCTCGGTGTGTTGCCGTGGCCTGTGAACGTGTGCGGCCCGCGAGAGGTCCAAATCGACACCATGCGTTATACGCTGGATGAATGGGAATCGCAGTTGCCGGAGTTGCTGCGGAAGCACTGTATCACCAAATACGAGGCCAAGATGCGGACCGTACTGCAAACCTGCCGGAAGTGGTTCGAGGACAATCCGGACTGCGTGACAGAGGAGGACGGGTGATGAACGTATCGGACGTGGTGGCACAGTTCCCCGATACCGTGGAATCCGACTGGCGGCAGGTCGGCAAGGGCTGGGCACATAGGGATGCCATGATAGACGAGGCCGTGGAGGTGTGCGGGCCAGCCATCTTCCGGTACGGCGAGTTTCACGGTGGCGCGTTCTGGGGTGGCGAATTCTGGAACGGCACGTTTTATGGCGGCAAGTTTCACGACGGCCTATTTCGCGGCGGCACATTTCGCGGCGGCACTTTCTATGGTGGTGCATTCCGTGGCGGCGAGTTCCGCGGCGGCGTGTTTTTTAGCGGCTTCTATTACAGAGGCGTTTTTCACTCCACGCCTCTGCAACTCTTCGGCGTGCTGCCGTGGATGGTGAACGTCTGCGGGCCGCGGGAGATTCGGATAGGGTGCGAATATCACACGCTAAATGAGTGGGAATCGAAGTTGCCGGAGTGGCTGCGTATGCCCCCCGCCGGCGAGCATGAGGCCGAAGTGCGGACCGTGCTGCAAATCTGCCGGAAGTGGTTCGAGGACAATCCGGACTGCGTGACAGAGGAGGACGGGTGATGAACGTATCGGACGTGGTGGCACAGTTCCCCGATACCGTCGAATCCGACTGGCGGCGGGTCGGCAAGGGCTGGGCGCACAAGGATGCCCAGGTAGGTGAAGCCGCATGGGTGCGCGGGCCAGTCGTCCTCCGGAGAGGCGAGTTCAATGGCGGCGAGTTCCGCGACGGCGAGTTCTACGGTGGCGTGTTTATGGGTGGATTGTTTTATGGCGGCATGTTTTACGACGGCGAGTTTCACGACGGCCTGTTTCGCGGTGGCACATTTCGCGGTGGCACTTTCTATCACGGCGATTTCTATGACGGCGATTTCAGCGGTGGCGTGTTTTATGGTGGTCATTTCCGCGACGGCGCGTTTCTTGGCGGCGAGTTCCGCGGCGGCGCGTTCTTTAGCGGCTTCTATTACAGGGGTATTTTCCACGACACGCCCTTGCAACTTCTCGGTGTGTTGCCGTGGCCCGTGAACGTGTGCGGTCCGTGGGAGGTCCAAATCGGCCACCTGCATTATACGCTGGACGAATGGGAATCGCATTTGCCGAAGTTGTTTCGCGCGTACCACCTCGTTCAGGAAGACGAGTTTCAAGAAGCGTGGTTGCAACAACATTGGCAACAGTTTGAAAACTGCCCGACTCACGTGATAAGGGTACCGGAATGTCTGCTCGCGTCTCCTCCCCCTACTTCTGAACCCGACGTGCGGGCCGTACTGCGACTTTGTCGAAAATGGTTTTGGGAACATCCGGATTGCGTGACAGAGGAGGACGGACGATGAGCACGGCAGACATGGTATCGCGATTTCCCGATACCGCCAAAACCGACTGGCGACAGGTGGGCGAAGGGTGGGCGCACAAGGATGCCAGAATAGGTAAAGCCGTGCGGGTGTTCGGCCCCGCCATCTTTCGGTGCGGGGAGTTTCATGGCGGCACGTTCTGGGGCGGCGAGTTCCACGGCGGCACGTTCCACAGCGGCACGTTCCGCAAGGGCGTGTACTTCGGCGGCACGTTCCACGGCGGAGAGTTCGCGGGCGGCCTGTTTCACGGCGGCGAGTTTCACGGCGGCACATTCTGGGACGGCGTGTTCTGGAGCGGGGTTTTCTGCGACGGCACGTTCCGCGGCGGCGAGTTCCATGGTGGCTTGTTCCATAGAGGCAAGTTTTTGGGCGGCGAGTTCCGTGACGGCACGTTCTATGGCGGCGAGTTCATGGATGGGGAGTTCCGTGGCGGCGAGTTCTGCGGCGGTACGTTCCGCGGCGGTATCTTTCACGGCGGCGCATTTTACGACGGCCTCTTTTTTGACGGCGTGTTTTATGACGGGGCCTTCCGCGGCGGCAAGTTTTACGACGGCGAGTTTTGGGGCGGCGACTACAAGGGTGGCACATTTCGCGGTGGCGAGTTTCATCGCGGCGAGTTTCATGGCGGCGCGTTCTATAGCGGCGAGTTCCGCGACGGCCTGTTCCTGGAGGGCGATTTCCGTGGCGGCAAGTTTTTGGGCGGCGAGTATCGTGGTGGTAAATACCATCGCGGCGTTTTCTATGATACACCCTTGCAACTCTTTGGCGTCCTGCCCTGGCGTGTGAACGTTTGCGGACCACAGGAAGTTCAGATTGGCTGCAAGCATTACACGCTGAACAAGTGGAAATCGAAGTTGCCGGCGTTGTTGAAAGAGCATCGCGCCACCGGTTTCAAGGCCGACGTGCAGGCCGTGCTGCGGACCTGCCGGAAATGGTTTGAGAAGCATCCGGATTGCGTGACAGAGGAGGATGAGTGATGGACCTGGCGGACGTGGTGGAGTATTTTCCCGACACCGACGAGTCCGAATGGCGGCGGGTGGGTGAGGGTTGGGCGCACTGGGACGCCAAGATAGCCGAGACCGTGCAGGTACTCGGTCCAGCCCTGTTCCGGATGGGCGAGTTTCACGGCGGCACATTCTGGGACGGTGTGTTCTGGAGCGGCACGTTTTATGGCGGCGAGTTCCGCGGCGGCGAATTTTGGGGCGGCAGGTTCATGGGCGGCCTGTTCCGCGGTGGCACGTTTCGCGGCGGCTTATTCCGTGGCGGCGAGTTCCGCGGAGGCGAATTCGACGACGGCGAGTTCTGGGGCGGCCTGTTTCACGATGGCGAGTTCTATAACGGTGCTTTCCTGAATGGCGAGTACCGCGGCGGCGTGTTTTTGGGCGGCGAATTCTACGGCGACACGTTTTGTGGCGGCACGTTTCGCGGCGGCATGTATTATTGTGGCATTTTTCACAAGACGCCGTTGCAACTCTTCGGCGCGTTGCCGTGGCCTGTGAACGTGTGTGGTCCGCAAGAAGTCCAGATAGGGTGCGAGCGACACACGATAGATGGGTGGGAATCGAAGTTGCCGGCGCTGCTGCGAAAGCATCGTGCTGCCAGACATGAGGCCGAGGTGCGGAAAGTGCTGCAAATCTGTCGGGA